TAAATATAATTCTATAGAGCTTGAAGGTAATACTGTAATAAAACGCGGACCGTGTGAATATTTACGTGGTGAAATCTATTATTACGAAAATCTATCACCAAATTTATCTATTACGAAGTTTTTTCCTAAGTATTATAGTTCTAAGATTACTAGTAATAATGCAGAATTACGCACTGAATACATAAAAGGTATACCTATCTATACACTTTACAAAGCGGAGCTTCTCACACGCGACCATATTAAACAATTGTTTGAAATTCTAGATTGTATACATAATACAAAAAGTTCTGTTCTTCCTAGTATAGAAGCAGTATATTCAAACTATATTCATAAATTAGAACACCGATTTACAGATAAAAATATATATTCCTTTACCGATGTGGAAAAGTATCAAACTCAGTGTATTAATGGACTAAAAGAATATATGAATACAACACCAACTATCGTAAATTATATACATGGTGATTTTTGGTTCAGTAATATTATGTTAGATTTCAAAAATAATATTAAATTGATTGATATGAAAGGACGCTTGGAATCAACACTTACAATGGGAGGAGATCCTATGTACGATTATGCTAAGCTTTATCAATCTATTCTTGGGTATGATATTATGCTCTATAATGATTCAATATCAGATAAATATAAAACTAAAATCAAACAATATTTTTTCGATGAAATCATTATAAGAAATATTAATGAAACACGCTTAAAAGCTATCACATTTGCGCTCATTATTGGATCGCTTCACGCCATTGAATCAAAGGAGATTCAAATCAGAATATGGAACTGGGCAATTCAAACATTTTATCCATAATAGTAATGCTATTACAAATCACATACAATAGATTATATGAGATATATTATAATTATAGAATCTACATATATAGTGTATCAGGCAACTTTCTATCTAATGTGTCTGCCTTATCTTCTTGTAGATAATAACTACCAGGATGTACAATATGATTATATTCCATATCTGGAATTATAACCATATTCATATTATTATTTTTCCACATAAAATAATTCTTAAATAATACATCAAATGCTAACGGATCAGTTTCTTTATACTCTGTATCTATCTCTGTAGTTAGATACATCTTTTTGGATACAATATAATTACCAGTATTATATAAACACTTTCCCATATAAATATTATGCCAATAATATCTAAAATTATCTTTTGTAATAGTTATATTATTAAAGACTCTATAATCAAATCCTTCATGATTAGGTTGTGGAAGCGTTCTAGAAGGAGAATAAATAGTATATTCATCGGGTTGCTTACCATTTAGCCACTTTGCCCATGCTTCAAAATATGATATAGGTGCGAAATTATCTGAATCCATAAGACAAACAAACGGATTAGATGCTAGACTTACAGTTTTATGCTTATTATGAAAACCGCCAAGGCGTTTATCGTTTACTGAAATATGAATCTTAGGGTCATTAAATGTGGCACGAATCTTCTCAGCATCGTGTCCATTCTCATCAGAAATAATAATTTCTGAAATATAAGGGTAGGTTAAATACTGTGGAAGACTAACCTTTAGAAAGTCCCATCTGTCCATTGTGGCAATACATAACGATATCTGAGGTACTGTAGTTATAGAGTCCATTATATGTGGATATCTATATTATTCTTTAAATAAATATGCGGTCTAAAGATAATTTAACTTAATAAAAATATTATGTCATATAAACCAGATGTGTATGTCCTTGCTGACCGCGGAAGTTTTATTTTTCTACACTGGTTCACTTATGTAGTCGCCGGACTCTATGATTTTTCTCATCTACCCAAACCAATACGATTTCATACAAATATAACAGAGTCGTTCCAACGTGAAACCTTGGAATTACTAAAACCAGATTATGAATTTATTGAGGATATAACAGGTTATAATGTTATACATCACGAAGGTACAAAAATTATTGATAATTGTAATGTTGATGATAAATATTATCCATTTATTCGTGAACAAATACTTGTAAAAAATAATCTGGAATTCAAAGGAACACCGTTTCGTCGCATTTATATATCACGAGCAAGAAGTCATCTACTAAAACATCACGCTGGATTAAAACGGCGCCATATGGCAAATGAAGATATCTTAACCGATAAACTAAAGCATATTGGCTTTGATTGTATACATTTAGAAGATTATAATCTTCGTGATAAAATACGTTTATTTCAGGAAGCAGCTGTCATTGTATCTCCAAACGCAGGGGCTCTTACAATGTGCTATTTTTCACACAAGAATACTACTATTATAAATATTCACCATAAAAACACAACGGATACAATGTATATGACTATATGTCGTGTGCTATCAATACCAATTTATTCTTATGAAAATATACGTTGCGTTGACGAGCAAGGTAATGATACTGAACCAAAATTTTTAGGCGCATTTAATATGGAAATTAATGACTATGACGATTTCTCAAAGTTTATTGAAACCAGTGTAAATACTACATTACATAAAAGCCAGTCTAAGAAGTATGAAATGACACTTCTAGAATGGCAAAAAACATTAAAAAAACGTGAACAGATAATGTATAATTGCTCAGAGTTTGATCGACTTAACGACGAATGGATTCCATTCTCTATTGGAATGTGCTGGGATATTATAAACTACAATGGTCCGATGGATGATATCTTTATCGGACCCCACGAACATCAGCTTCTATGTGCGATTCGTACTGGTACTGATAATACACGTCGTCCAAGTGGTATTAACCGCCGGTTTATTTTACAAACACTAGAAGGCAACAGTATCAAAAACGTTGATATGCCTTATCTTTCTTATATTCGTATGTTACCCCACTACAAGTTTATTGTATCACCTGAAGGTAATGGTATTGACTGCCACCGTCATTACGAAGCCCTGATGGCTGGTTGTATTCCTATCGTAGAGCGCAACGATCGCCTATTTGAGAAGTACGGAAACTGCCCCATTCTCTACACTGATGACTACTCTGAGATTAATCCTGAGTATCTAGATACGAAGTATAAGGAAATGCTAAACAAAACCTGGGACTTTTCCAGATTATGTCTAGATACGTTTGATGCCGATACTCAAAAACAAATTAAGGCAAATGGCAATTATTGGGGGAAACGCATAGGTGGGCGCGAATGGTATGTATAAGAATATGGTCTAAAGATTCTTACAAACTTATAAATAATGGTGCCTCCACTTTCACTATGTATCCCCACGATGAACCGTTGGGATTTTCTAAGGGTAAATATTCCACAGTATTTATCAAATCCTTATATTTCGGAAATTGTCATTTCCGATGAGAATGGACACGATGCTGAGAAGATTCGTGCCACATTCAATGATCCCAAAATTCGTGTTTCTATAAATACTACACGTCTCGGACCATTTCTAAATAAAAACAAGGTAGTAAGTCTAGCATCTAATGAGTTTGTATGTCTTATAGATTCGGATAATTTCGCACCTCTATCTTATTTTGAGGCGTGGGATAAGTGGCTTAAGGGTGCCGAGCCTAATGAAAATACTATTTACTCTCCTTATAGAACAATCCCACAAGTTAACCACGAAGGATTTATTTATAAAGAATTAGTTGGAGTTTACATCACAAAAAATAACTGTAAATATTACTGGAAAGCTATACCAATGGCGAACATCCTTTATAATACTGGCAATTATATTGTATCGAAAAAAATGTATTTAACCACAGAAACAGATCCACACCTAAAACACTTAGAAGCTCAGCGAAGTCCAGATGTCATGTTTAAAAATTACCTTATGTGGTTTAACAATAATATGCAAATGGTTGTTGTGCCAGATATGGACTATCATCATATTGTTCACAATGGTAGTTACTTTATGCAAGAGCTGTGGGGACTCAATGTAGATGTCTTTAACGCGCTATATGACTAGTCTAATCTATATATTTAGAATGTATTCATAATACATTTTAAATTAATACACAAAAAAATGATTACTTACGAACGTAAATAGCATCACCCCATCCCGTATTACCACACATCGTCTGGGCGACGCAGATAAAACCCTGCGACTCAAGGTAATAGTCTAACATCGGCTTCAGTGTACAACCCTTATAGAGCTCCTGCTCATTCACTTCTAGATACAACACTTTAGCAAAGGGGAGGCACTTTTCACCACCAACCAGTGCCTTGAATTCGGCTCCCTGTATATCTAGATTCCAAAAATTATGCTTAGGAATATCAATTTTATTTTGTAAGCAGAATGTATCAATCGTAATAGACTGTGCTACAAGTGATCCAATATAAACGACATCAGGATGCGCAGTAGCGTGGGTTCCAAGGTCAAAAATACTGGATGACTGTACGTTATTTGAAATATTGAACTTAACAGTTTCATTGTCCTTATCAGTTACCAGTGCCTGATATACATTTGGAATCCCCCGTGCCGTCGCCTCGTCCACCTTCTGAGGAATAGCATCAAGCCACGTTACGTCATTTGGGGTTAGACCGATCATTTGATAAAACCCCATCTCCTCGCATTCGTGGGCGCCGATATGTAGTACACCTGTCACATTGATGTTATACTTATTTAGAATACTTATAACTTCTTCACGGGAAAAAAGCATCTTTATGCTTTATTTAGGTTTTCTTGCTTTAGACGGGATTCTTGGTCTAATTTCTTGCTAAAAATGCTTCAAGTTCCACCTTTGTACACTGTCTATAGTAATATAAAATAGTGTTCTCAATAGGTTTACGAAAGGTTTCATGAGCACGATTCATATAATAATTTGGCATGTAGACCTGCTGAACAGTCTCGGAAAAGAACGCTGCAGCCCACGAAATCGTAGAGCAGGAACAAACCAATGTCTTAGCATTTTTCATGATATGATAATCGGTAATAATATCATTGGATTCCAATGTTATATCAAAATATTGTTTTAAATATTCTAGATATCGAAATTCAATCTCTGATTTTGGACAATTCATAACAATACAATATGATTTAGTGCCAATAGTATCTAGTACCCTTTTAACACACTCTGGATGTATAGCTAAATTATAGTCTATAAAATCCTCTAATCGTAAATGGACTACAGTATCGTAAAATTTATTAAAACCGAATGGCGGAACTAGTAAAACACCTGAAGGATGCTGTTCGGGCAAATAAGCAAAATCTGATCGTTCTGCTATTTTTCCATCAGTTAATAATATATCATACATGTTTTTAGAAATATGATCTATGATTTTTGATCTATATTTATGATAAATAGCATCATGCTGAAAATAACCTCTAAATCCATATGTTATATCATCCATTGGAAAGGGTTTTCCTTCTAAATCCGCATTCATCCACTCAATAAAAACCTCATCCGTTATATGTAAAAATTTATCAGTCGGCAAGGTATCTACGTGATTTATAATTTTAGCATTATAGACTATATGAAATACAACAGTAGCTATATAACGAAATATGGCATTTCCTAATCTACCTAACGGCAATGCTAAAACTTTCATTTATTGTCTATAACAAATTATGTTTAAACTATTTACGCAGAAATTCTATAAGTTCATATTTTGAACACGTTTTATATTCATAAGGTATCGTATTCATAATTGGTTTCCGAAATGTTTCGTGAGGGCGCTTATTTGGATAATTCGGCATATAGACCCGTTGAACCGTATCAGAAAAAAATGCTGCCGCCCACGAAATTGTAGAGCATGAACAAATAAGGGTCTTTGCGTTCCTCATAATATGATAATCTATAACAATATCATTTGACTCTATAATTATGTTGAATCGCTCTCGTAAATACTCAATATAACAGAGTTCAAGCTCTGTATTGGGCGAATTGACCACAATACAATATGAAGGGGCTCCTACACTTTCTAA